GATGCCCTGCTGGAATTTCCGCGACGAGACTTCATCAACGGCATAAGTCAGCCGGATGACAAAGCTCTGGAGGACGCTCTCAGCCATTAGGCAACCTTCCGCGTCAAATCACTGACAAAGCGTGAATTAGCCGAGTTCTGCGCCGTCTGCACCGCCGTAGCAGTGGCAGTGGGGCTATCGTTACCGTGGACGTAAATATGCTGCTCGTGTCGCGCATCGACGCGGACAGTGCGCGTGGAGTGTGCGCCCAACGGCGTTGAGACGTGCATAGTAGCCGCGTGAGTGACGGCGCGTGCGGCAGCGACGCGGAAACCGTCTGCGTGCGTCTTGGCTGTGGCGGCAATCTTGGCAACAGTGGTAGCGAGCGTCCTGCCGGCATCCGATTGCTTACCGCCTTGGGCGGCTTTTTCCTTCTCGCTGTATTCATGCCATTTTTTAAGTTCGCTAGGAGAGAGAACTCCTGGCGGATAAGACTTTCCGCCCTCAACCAATTCCTTATCGCGATCGGGGACGCCGTGCGATGGGTCAGGCACAAACGCGTCAGCAACAGCTTTGACGCTCTCAGCAGCCGCTTTGGTAACGGTTGCAGTAACCTTGGCAACGGCAGGCTTGACAACTTCGGCTGACGGTGCAGCCGGTGCCGGCTTTGCTTCCGCTGCGGCCTTGCGACGGCGAATGGCCTCGCGCGCCAGTTCAGCATCGCGCACTTCAAAATGCCCGGTGTCCTTGCGGTTGTGAAATAGGTCGCCTGGGTAAAGCCCCCAGGATTTCGCAAGCTCGTTTTCCTCTACCACCGGCAGCGTTTTTCCGCCTCCGCGTATCCCGTAACCGATCTGGTTGACATCGATCGCACGACCCAAGGGATGGTAGCTGGCATTGCCGGGACGCTCTCCGACACCACCATGCGCCGGTCCTATGACACCGCCGCGCTTCTCGTATTCATCGATGAAGCCCTTGAAGTTTTCGGCAAATTCGGAAGCAACTTCAAATTTGGCACCTGACGTGGAAGTAACGACCGTCGTGTTCTTGTGTGACGCTGGTGTTCCGGCGGGAGCCATCGGGTCCATGTGACCTGGACTACCGGCCGGGCCGCCGGTACTAGGCCCGCTAGGGCCGCTAGGCCGGTCACCGCTACTACCGGCATCGTCACCACCGCGCGCGATATTAACGTCCCTTAATACTTCCAGCATCGCGTCTTGCATGTGGTCCAGGGTATCTTCGCCCAGTTCCGCTTGCGGCTTATAAGAATTGTCACCGGTAAACCACGCGACAAAGCTGTCGAGCATCCGACGCGATGTACTGAATAAGCCGCCCGAACCGCCCGAGAAGAAGCCTTGCAATCCGCTGCTGATAGCAGTGGGGAGGACCATCTCGCCGGCATGCGCGTTGATCGGCACAATGCCGCCTTTTGCAAAGCCAAGCTCGCCGCTATCGGGCGGCTTGACCAACGCATTGGGGTCCAGCCCCATCTTCCAGAAGCCGTGCTTTTGATAGAGCCGCCATAGCTCCCAAACCGACGCCCCGAGACCAACGATGCCAGCACCAAGCGTGAGGCCGCCTATCACCGCGCCACCACCGCCTGCTGCGCCCCCTGCCGCCCCGCCCGCTGCCCCGCCTGCCGCAGCACCGCCTGCCGCCCCGCCTGCCGCAGCACCGCCCGCTGCCCCGCCTGCCGCAGCACCAGCACACAGTCCACTGAAGACGCTGGCCAAGCCTCTGAAGAACATTAAGATACCAAGAGCCTTATCGGTGGCCCAGAGAGTAATCATTCCTATCATAATCTTGTCGATATGAGTTATCGACCATTCGATAGCCGGCAGCAGCACCATGATCTTGTCGAAAATCCCGGTGAACTGCTTCTGCGTATCGTCATCAATCAGCCACGTCCGTAATTTATCCGCTATCTCAGTAATATAATCGAGAAGGGACTTGCCATTAACTTCCTTTGTCAGCAATTCGGTAAAAGCGATCTGTAACGTCTTGCCGACAAGTTCGAACGCTAGACTAGCTTTGCGGGCCTCTGCCGCTGCCTTTGCTACATCGACACCGGTGTCCTTATAAATCTTGTCAACTTTTTGGGCGAAATCGCTGGCTTCCTGCCAATTGAGATGCAATTGGCGGATTTGCTCCGTCGCCTTGGCACCAACTACCTCGGTAAGATTATTGACATAGGCCAGCACGTTATAGTTTTGCGTGTCGCCATGAGCCGCCGCTAAAACAGCGGTGTACTTCTCAGTGGCCTTCACCATAAAATCGTTGACGCCGTCGAACTTCTGGTTGATCGCGGCTTCTGCCGCTTTCTGCTTGGTGGGGACCGTTACAAATTCCGTCCCCAATTCATTGACGGTCGCCTTTGCTGCCTCGGCGCTCATCCCAGCGCCGACAAAGAGGCTGGATAAATGCTCGATCGCGGCGGCCGACGTACCGGAAGAGCGACTGAGAATATCGAGGCTGGCGTAGACGTTTGTCGTGCGCCTGACCATTTCCTCGATGCCGACAACCGCCGCCAGCGCGGCGATGCGGATCGTGTTTAGCCCCTCAATACTCTGCTTGATCCCCGCGCCGAACCGCTTGATCGCTACATCATCGACCGCATAGTTGAGCTTGATGATGAAGCTCTGGAGGACGTTTGCATCAGCCACGGTATGCGTCCTCCTGCGCCTCGTGGACGCGGGCTTGGTTCTCGTCGCGGATTTCCATAGCCTCGTTCATGCGTGCGACATCCAAGAGACCAAGTGTCCCGTCGATCAAACTCTCGTAGTGACACATGCCTTCTAGGACCGGGCGCATCACCCAGTCCTCTTCCTCGTTCATTGCAACGAAGGTAATGCTTCCTGTGAAGCCTCTCCCCCCAAACCGTTTGTTTGGGGTGCGGGGAAAAAAGCGCCGAGATTGTCCTGTATCGTCGCAAAGGCAAGCTGAAGCATCGCCTGCAAATCCATGTCCTCGAACATAAAATCGCCTTGCGGCGTCATCACCGGCACCCAGTTGCGGCCGTTAAACGTCGCGCATGTCCCGAGGCACGTCTTGATGATCCATTCGCTGTCCTCGACCGACATATCGGAAATCGCCTGTGCCACCGGGCCAAGCGAGTTCCAGAACGTAGCGTCACCGCTGGGCGAGAAGGTAGACGTTGTCTCGCCCAGCCCGCTGAACAGGGGCAAGAGCTTGCGCACCAGATGAAACTGCTTAAACGCGTCCAGTTTTCCCGTGCGATATTTTCGCACGCCGATATCAAGCTCTTGCATTGCTCAGCCCCCGGCTAGATCAGATGGTTAAGCGACGACGGCGACGTTGACCTGTAATCCCTGGCCCAGATCAAAATCGACAATGCCGGCGTGGAACACCCAGGACATCTCGGCGGCGTCCTTGCTGTAGGTAACATCGGCGAACTTGCCGAACGCCACCTGTTGCGCGGTGATCACGTCGTTGCGCTGGAGATCGCGGATCGAGATGACGTTCTGCCCGTGGACACCGGAGAACTCGGTGTCGCCCTTATACATCATCGACAGCACGCGGTTCATCGGGCTGGTCTTCAAGAGGCGAATGGTGATGTTCGCCCCCTTGCCTGCGTGCAGATTGTGCATGACACAACCATCCGCGCCGATCACCATCGTTGACTTGTCCTCGACCATAGTGATCGTCAGACCGCCTTCGGTCGCGCACGATCCGGCACCGACATTGGCGATCCCATTGGGACCGGTGATGCTCGCCATGATGTCTTGAAACGAGTACGTAGCCATTTTAACCCACTCCTTTCAACGGATTAGCGGTTAACATTGATCAAAACATTGGCGAAGTGAATGGCACCGGCCAGCTTCACCGCGATCTGGATCAGCGGAGCGATACGCGCTTCGCGATCGGACTGGGCCTGGGTCTCGACCAGATTGGCAAACGTGTACCAGCCGCGTGCCAGAAGATCGCCCTGGATCAATTCACCAAAACCCGGTGCGTTCCAGATACCCGGCGCGATCAAGCCGTTGTTGACGCCTTGGGCAAGCCCGCCATCGGCGGCATTGACCAGTGTGTGGACACCGGGATTGGTCTGCGGGACTTTAGGCTGCGTGTAGAGCGTGTTCCAGACATCGTTCTGCACGCGGTTGCTGAGCCAGTCGAGACCGTGCATTTCATCAAAGTATGCACGCCCGGACATCACGCCTTCTTGGTTGATCGACGTGCCGTTGTTGTAGATGACGTAGACGTTGCAGCGCTTCGACGCGATGGTCGATGCTTGCGCCCCGGTGAGCAATTCGGGGACGACCCCAGGCTCGACTTTGAACTTCATGGTGATCGTGGTGTTTATGCCTTCGAAGTTCGTAGTGAGCGCGCGACCAAAGAAACTGCAAATCGCGAAGGCGTTGTTGATCGAATACTGGATCACCGTCCGCGTGTAGTCGGCCAGCATCAACTGGCTGGCCAAATCGAGCGACGACGACGGATCGAGGATCGTCGCTTCGGCTGTGGTGATGCCATAGAGATGCTTATCGGTCGCCGCCTCCAGATAGCCCGAGCAGGCTATGTGCTGGGCGTCGGTCAGCGGGACGGAGGCAGCAAATGTCGCCGCGTACCAGCCGCGCCCATCGACGCGCGCCAGCGCTGCCACGGGCGTTTCGGGCGCGAGACCGGTGGACGAGCGCTCGGCCAGCGCCATCGTCATGTGCAGCTTCGCCGAAAGATCGGTGCCGCTGGTCGGCGCGGTGAGGAACGAGACCGCCGATTGCGGGCCGGTGGTGCCGCTGCCCAACAGAAACTGCTGCCCGTTCCACTGGAACGTCGCATTGGGAGCCAGAAGCTGAAGCGCCGTCTGGATGATACTCGCCACCGCATTGAGATTGGTCGCACCGGCAAAGCTGAGACCGGCGACATGCGTCGGTGTCGCTGCCCCGTCGAGCGTGACGCTAAAGCCGCCGGCCGTCACCGCGATCCAGGGAGCCATCAACTGCTCCAAGAGAGGCAACGGACCACCGGTCAGTTGCCCCTTGGTCGCGGTCCTGGCCCACGTGCCGATATAGAGGATCGCTGGTGTCGGAACCTGCGAGAAATACAAATCCGCCGCATAGTATTCGGGTGCGGTGGTGCCGTAGTCGCCAGCCACGTCATCGATCCGGTTGTACTCGCGGATCGCTTCGCCGCTGTCGATAAATGGCGTGTCGCCCATGACCAAGAGCGTGTCGAACCGCGTAGCCACGGCGGCCTGCGGGGAAAAGTTGACCTGTACGTCAACGACGCGTGAAACCGATAAGCCTTGCATGGCTCTCTCCTATGCGTTAACCGGATCGTGGGTAAGCGTCGTCGGCGGCTGCGCAGCCTGTAACGCAGCAACATCAGCCTGCAACTGGGCGACCAGTGTCTCAAGCGAAGTAGCCCGATCTTGCAGCGCAGTGATTTCCTGGCGCGCAATCTCGAAGTTATCCCGCACGTTGGACGTGTAGGCCTTGCCTTCATGCGGGATAGAGCTATCGATCTGCGATGCCATCAAACCCCCTCACGGTCGGTATCCCATTCGACATCGACCGTCTGCGTAGTGCCCGGCGGATTGGCGAGGATCACGCCCTTCGCACGGACCAGATCGCGGATCAGATAAATCCGGCGGACTTCGCGGTTTACGATGATTTCCAGATCGTAGCGGTCGCGCCACTGCTGGCGAAAGAGATCGGGGACGTGGTCGATCGTCTGCGCCTCGACCAGCCCTACCGCATTCAGCTTCCAGAACTGGCGGTTCTGCTCGACATAGAGACCATCGCGCAGCATCGAGCAGTTGTCGCCGGCATTCGGCCCATAGCAGGATACGCGATAAGTCACCTGTTCCTGCCGGCGCACGCGGTCATAGCCCGCAAGACCGCCGGTTGCGTCGCCGTAGTGCTGGCTGGATGGTTCGAAGCTCGCCGTGACGCGGGTTATCCCGCAAGCCGCCCAATCAACCGAGACATCGGGCGTGGGCGGCGGATTGGGTTGCCATCGCGGGCGTACCAGATTGCCCGGCAAGCCAATAATCCCGGCAACGTGGGCCTGGAGGAAATTCTCCCAACTGACCTGTAGCAGTGTCTCGGTAGGCGAAGGACCGAGATAGCCGGGATATCTACTGTCGGCGGCAAAGGGCATCTAATGCACCGTGCCGCCGCTATACGGTGTCGGAACCGGCCCCGCCGGATCATCGCCGCCCTTTTGCGGCGGCGGCGGATCGATCGCGTTGATCGAGACCGCGACGACGTGGATAAAGCCCCGCCCATAACCCGCGTAATCGTCCAGCGCGCGCACGACAAAGACCGAGCCGTGCCAGTAGATATGATCGGGATGCGTGACGACGTTGCCCAGTTCGTCGGTCGATGTCCCCTGGAAGCGGAATGGCGAATAGACATCGATCGCCTTGTTGAAATATTCCTCTTCCGGCAGTCGCTGTAAGTCGTTGGGGCCGGCCGCCGTCACCACCGCGCGCGTGGTGATCGATTTCTCCGTCACCGTGTTCCGGCCGTTATTGTCCATGACGACGGTGCGACGAACGACAACGATATTGTCCCAAAAGCTGGGATCGAAGGCATCGTTAACGTCGAGTAAAGGCATAATACGCCTCTATTTCTTCACCACATATGAAATCGAGTTCAGCATCTGTGCGGTGTCAACCAAGGGAGTGGTATCCGACGCCACGCGCGCCTTCCTTGACGGTGTGCGGGCGCGTCGCAAAGCGATCGTGACTGGGCTGAGCGGCGGCTGGAGGCCGGCAACGATGCGGTTCTTCACCGCCGAGACCGCTGTCGTCCCGGCCGCGTGCAGCGCCCTGTCCATCCGCCCCGGCTCGCCGCTAAGCGCGGCCTCGCCCGCCTGCTGCATATAGCGCAGCCACGCGGCCTTACTTAGCTCGACGCCCGGTCCGAGCCACGGGCGCGCGGGGATATTGTTAAGGCCGCTGCCGTGTTCGTGGATATAGCCCAACGTCGCATTGGAATGGATACCGCCTTCAGCAGTGTCCTCTCGCCGCTCCGGTTCCGCCGTCGTCGCGTCATCGACAAGGCGCGGGCTATCCCTGTCGCTGGGAATGCCGATCAATACTTCGATGCTGCTCAAAGCATCGAGCGCGGCTTGCAATTCGCGTGTGTGATCCTCGGTCATCTGGATCACACCGCCGGGCGTCAGCGGGATTTGCGGACCGCCCGATGGCCGGATTGGCGGGGCAGAGCGAGCCATTTAGTGAAGCGTGCCCGCTGACGGTGTCGGTTGGCCGTGGCCACGCATCGGGCGCTTGGGCTGAGCCATGGCGTGATCGATGCCACTCATCGGCAGATCAGCAGCCAAGACGGCGGCCAATTGCTTTGCCACGTCGTCATGCATCGCGGCCATTTTCGCGTCACCGGATTGCGCCGGTTGCGGCTGGCGCGATCGGCTCCTCGGCGTGTCGGGATCATGCGGCGGCTCCTCGGCCGCGCGCGCGGCGGCTTCCTCTTGGTGATGGTCGCGCATCGACACGTGATAATCGATATTCTTCTGGATATTCTTCCGCATCGTTGGTGTCATCGTGTGCCTCCCTTTAACCCGGTACGCCAACCAGATGGATCGGTGCCGAACCGGCCAATCTGAGGTAGTAGAGATACTGGTTGCCCCACGGTGTCTGGCCCCACCAACCGGCGTTGGCCTCCTGGCCAATCGACGTGTCGTAACTCAGCGACACACCGCCTACCGATTTCGACGCCGGTACACCGACACCAACCAAGGATGAATAGCCGTAGTGGCCGCCCGGTCCTGTCCCGGTGCCGGGCGGTCCCGCCCGCTGTACCATCATGTCGGCAACAGCGAGATTGTGCGCTACGAAGAGATTTAGACCAAGCGTAAAAAACTGGCCCCAGCGCTGTTGGTTAATAGCATAGCTCGCGTTGGGAGGTGAGCACGCGATGTCGATCCAATACTGGATTTCCGCATCGGTGAACCTCGCCGTGTCGGCAAAGGCCGGATAATCGATACGGAACTGCCCTACCGTCATGTAGACATCGTTGGCCTGGGTGGACGTACAGAGGAGCGTTGCGGCATCCGACAGTATCCGACTGTCGGATAACGTGACTTCAGCCTTGATGTCATAGATCACACCGTCGATCATCTGACCCAGGAGCGCCGATGTCTTATTCGAAGAGAAGGTCGGCGCGGCGAGGATGCGATTGGTCGGGGTGGGATCATTGACGCCCGAAGACGCATCGACCGTCACCATCCATTGCACAGCGGCGATCGTGCCCCCCATCGGCCCGATCTGCGCGGTGAAGTCAAAGACGAAATAGTCCGATGCCGGATCGGGCTTGATCGGTCCAAACGCGTCCGCCATTTAGGCAACCCTCCTCAGCGGGGGCACGGTAATCAAACGCCCTCCGTTCCCTGTCGTGACCGTGCGAACGGACGGCGACGCCGCTGTGCCGTGGAGCCGGTCATCCCCCGTTGCAACGACAAGGCGATCGGATGGCGGCGGCGTCTCCAGACGATCGGGCGGCACGTCCGGTATAGTCCCCGGCACCCCCGGTATCCAGACATTGCCGATGCCCCCAGTGGCGACGAGCGTCTGATCGTCTTGCGCCCGGTCGAGGCCGCCGACAATCCGCAGCACACCAATCGCCTGAAGCGTCTGGTTAGCCTGGGATAGCGCCAGAGCGCCCGTAACCGGCCCCAGGAGAGCCGTGGCCGCCAGTGTCTGGTTGTCCTGGCTGACGGTGAGCCGCCCCGAAACAACCACCGTAGCGGTCGCTAGAAGCGTCTGTGGAGCCTGGGCAAGACTGGCCGTGCCGTAGACAACCGGGATGATGACGCCGCTCGCCACAAGCGTCTGATCGGCCTGCGTCCGGTTGAGGCTTCCCGCGAGCGCAACAGTTCCGCTCGCAGCGACGGTCTGATTGGCCTGAACTTGATTTAGAGTGCCAACAAAGCCGGTGACGGTCCCGGCCGACGCCAGCGTCTGGCTGGCTTGCGTCAGATTGAGATTGCCGATGACCCCAGTAAGGATCGTGCCGGTCGCGACA